AGGAAGGACTCGCTGAAAGTCATGTTTCTTGTCATACTTGGCCTGAATTGGGTCGTATGAACGCAGATTTCTTCACTTGCGGCGAAAAAGACCCAAGAATTAGCGCTAAATACATTATTAACGCTTTAGAATCGGAAAAATACAGAATTAGAGTCGTAAAAAGATAAAAAAAGCGGTATAAATAAAAACAGTAGACTTTTTGTGTTGAATAGTGGCTTCTAGAGCATTCAAAGATATAAATTTATCCTTCAAACGTCATCCTGTGACGAATGATTTGGTGACAATAAAGAATGAAGATGCTATCAAGAGATCTGTAAAGAACATAATTTTTACAATCTCTGGTGAAAAACCATTTTCACCTGATTTTGGTTCTTTTGTATCCCAGGCATTGTTTAGTTTAAATACAGAATTTGATTCAATCACTCTTGAAGATGAAATTAAAAACGTTTTGTATCGATTTGAACCAAGAATAGATAATATCTATGTTAATGTATCAATTTTAGCAGATACAAATGAAACAAATGCCACAATCGAATATGATATCGTTGGTGAACCTTCACCATCACAAACTGTAGATGTTCTCCTTTTCCCAGCTAGAGTATAATGGCTTTCGGTCAATATGTAAACTTAGATTTTGATCAGATTAAAACTTCTATTAAAGATTATCTGAAATCAAATACAAATTTCACGGATTATGATTTTGAAGGGTCAAACCTTTCAATTATAATCGATGCTTTAGCGTATAATACTTACATTACGTCATATAATACCAATATGGCTGCAAATGAGTGTTTTCTTGAATCCTCTACACTACGAGAGAACGTTGTTGCACTTGCCAGAAACATTGGATACGTTCCAAGATCTCGCAGATCATCTCGAGCAAAAATCTCATTCTATATTAGTGGACTTACTGAAACTGTAACTGCTACAATTCGTGCTGGTGTCATTTGTAACGGTGTTGGAGCTAACACAAATTATATTTTTTCAATTCCAGAGGATATTACAGTCCCTGTATCAAATGGTTCTGCGACATTTAATAATATCGAAATTTATGAGGGTACATTCCTTAGCCAAAACTTCACAGTTAACACCGCACATACTAATCAACGTTATATTCTATCAAATTCATCAATTGATACATCTACAATTAGAGTTAAGGTTAAGCCATCTGAAAGTTCCTCATCAACTGTAACATATAAACAAATAGATAACATTGTTGGCGTAACATCAACATCTTCCTCCTACTTATTACAAGAAATTGAAGATGAAAGGTATGAATTAGTATTTGGAGATAATGTAATTGCTAAAAAGTTATCAAATGATAATTATATTACGGTTTCTTACATTATAACTGGTGGAAAGAGTGGAAATGGTGCTGCTAACTTTAGTTTTATTGGAAATGTTGTTAATCAAGATGGTGCAACTATTGATGCATCCAATTTTTCCCTAGTTACTACAAATGAAAATTCAAGAGATGGTGATGATATCGAATCAATTTCCTCAATTAAGTATTATGCTCCTCGAATTTACTCGTCTCAGTATCGTGCAGTCACTTCATCTGATTACGAGTCAGTTTTAGGTTATATTTACCCAAACGTTGAATCTGTAACCGCTTTTGGTGGTGAAGAGATGAATCCACCTCGTTTTGGAAAGGTTTTTATCTCAGTTAAACCTCGAAATGGTGATTTTTTATCTGATGAGACAAAAAGAGAATTAATTTCTAAGTTAAAGAGTTATGCAGTCGCTGGAATCGTACCAGAGTTCATTGATTTGAAATATTTGTATGTTGAAATTCAAACAAACCCATATTATAACCCAAATTTAAATGATGATCCAGAAAATCTTAAGACTGGTGTTTCAAACGCATTAACTCAATATTCACGTTCAATTGATGTTAATCAATTTGGTGGTAGATTCAAATATAGTAAGGCTGTATCACTAATTGACAGTGTTGACTCATCAATTACATCAAATATCACTCTTGTGACAATTCGACGTAATTTAAAAGCAGTTTTGGGTCAATTTGCTCAATATGAGGTTTGTTATGGTAATCGTTTCCATACTCAAGAGAGTTCATATAACGTAGTTTCAACAGGATTTACAATTGAGGGTGTAACAGGTACTGTTTACCTTGCAGATGAGGTAATTAACCGTGAAAAGGGAAGAATATTCTTCTTTACATATGTTGAGGGTGGAACTCCAAGTATTGTAAAGAAAAACGCTGGAACTGTTGATTATATGACTGGTGAAGTTCTTATAGATACTTGTAACATACTTTCAACAGTAATTGCAAATGGTGTAATAGAAATTCAAGCAATTCCTCATTCAAATGATATTGTTGGTCTTCGTGATTTATATGTTAAGTTTGATATGACAAATACAACAATTAATATGATCCAAGATTTGATTTCATCTGGTGAAAATACCTCTGGATCAAGATTTGTTCATACTCACAGTTATTATACTCCAACATTCACAAGAAAATCAGAATCTCCAGTTTCAACAGCTGCAGCAATTCTTCCATCTACCGCCTCTTCAACGGCAACAACATCTACAAGTAGTGGAACTTACGCAAGTACAACAACAAGTTCTAATACTTCTTCATCAACAACATCATCTAGTTCTGGCAGCGGATATTAATGATAGATACCTCAATACAAAGAGTACAAATAAATCAGGTAATTGAAAATCAGTTACCTGAGTTTGTTCAAGCAGAAAGTCCACTTTTTGTGGATTTTATGAAGCAATATTATATTTCGCAAGAATATCAAGGTGGATCAGTTAATATTTCTGAAAATATAGATCGTTATACTAAATTACAAACATATGTTGGTGCTGCACTTACAGAGTACACTGGATTATCCACAGATACTAAATCTTTTTCCTCTACAATTTTTGTAGATTCAACAAAAGGTTATCCAAGTAAATATGGATTGTTGAAAATTGATGATGAAATTATTACATACACTGGAATTGGTACAACTTCTTTCACAGGATGTGTTCGTGGTTTTAGTGGAGTTGATGATATGGATCAACCCACAAAACCTGATTTGTTATCATTTAATACAAGTGTAGGTGCTTCACACACTGGTGGAACAAAAGTTTATAATTTATCAAATCTTTTTATTCGTGAGTTCTTTAATAAACTTAAAACAACTTATGCAAGTGGATTTGAAAACCGTAAATTAGATAGTGATTTAGATCAAGTTAAGTTTATTCGTCAAATTAAAGATTTTTATAGAACAAAAGGAACAGAAGAATCATATAAAATTTTATTTCGAGCATTATATGGCGAAGAAGTCAATATTATTAAACCATCAGAGTTTTTAATTAAACCTTCAGACGCTGATTATGGATTTGCACAAGATTTTGTAGCAAAATCAATTACAGGCGATCCTCGTAATTTAAAAGGATCTACTCTATTTCAAGACGCTGATGAGGATGATGGTAATATTCGTGGTGCTTCTGGTGCAATATCAGACGTTAAAGAATTTTTATATGGTGGAGAGAAATACTATCAGATTAGTGTATCACAAGATTCTATTGATGGTAATTTTACAATTCCAGGCAGAACTCGTGTAACTGATGCCGTATCAGTTGGGTCAACAATAATAACGGTTGATACCACTGTTGGATTCCCTACAAGTGGATCTTTATCATTACCAACAGCTAGTATTGCTGGTGTTGTAACTTATACAGGTAAAACCTCAAATCAATTTGTTGGAGTAGATACTGCTCTAGATGCTTTAAGTATTGGAGATGATGTTAGATATAATAATGTTGCATATGGATATTCTTTTGCAAATAATACAAAGAAAATTGAAGTTTTAATTACTGGTGTTTTAAAGGATTTTCCAATTCCAGATACAACTTTTTACTTTAATAAAGGTGATAAAGTTAAAGTTGGATCATTTGGTATTAATAAAAGTTCTGAAGACTCTAACTTTGGATCATGGGTTTATAATACTTCTGTAAAATTTACTCCAAAAACTGTTACAAGACAATCAAGTAGTAGTTTTAGAATCGAAACTCTCTCCGATCATGGATTTTTAGAAGAGGACTCTATTGAAGTTTTAGATGGATCATCAGTATTAAAAGGTGTTGGTCGTGTTTTAAGTGTTGTTAGTAGTTCAACCTTGATTCTAGGAGATTTGCCTAGTGTTGGTGTAAATAATTTTGCATTTATCAGAAGAAGGTTAAAGAGAGGAAATAGTTCTGTTCATGACAATATTACAAAATATACTACTGATGTTCAAAACGTTTATGATCATGATAGTGATAATGCATTAGCATTACCACCACACCCCCATATGTACGTTGCCTCACCTTCTCTTCCAAGTTTAGGTAACGAACCTATAGTTGCACCAGATCGTTCTGTATCGTGGACTGGCGCCACTGGCGGCGACGTTATACAGTTGATACAGGTTACAGAGGGTGCTGCTGATCATGGATTCTATTCTGGAGAAGTTGTTACTTTTAATGCAGTTAGTGGATATTTGGGACAGTTAATAGATGGTAAAAATTATTATGTAAGTCGTGTTGATTCTAATAATATTCGTCTTGCAAACTCTTTACCTGATCTTGTCAATGGTGACTTTGTAGATGCAACTGGATCTGGTTCTTTCAAAATTTCTGTTCCTGATTTAGCAAATAAAAAATTAGATCATCAAAAATTATTAAAGAGATTTTCTTTGAATCCAGTCTTTGACGGGGCGAGTCGTGAGACAGCGCCAGGCGCCACTGGCATGTTGGTAAATGGTACAGAGGTACTAAACTATAAGTCAGGTGATGTTATCTATTTTGGTGGTATAGAATCTATTGATGTGTTAGAGGGTGGATCTCAATTTGATGTAATTAATCCACCAAAAGTTAGTATTGAGGCTTTAACTGGTGCTGGTGTAAGTGCAACATCAAACGTAAAAGGTTCATTTGAAAGAATTGATATTTTAGATCCAGGCTTTGATTATGTTGCACCACCTATTATAGAAATTAGTGGTGGTAATGGTAAAAATGCGATTGCAAGATCAAGACTAAAACAAGTTGATCATTTTATGGATTTTGATGCATCATCAACAAGTAACGCAGTTAATGTTTTAGATAATACTATTGGGTTTGGAACGTTTCATAAATTCCGTGATGGAGAGGCCGTAATTTATAAAACGTTCAATACTGGTGCTATTGGTATTGGTACAACTGTTGTTGGTGGAGAAACTATTATTGATAAAAGATTAGTTGATGAGTCAATATATTTTGTATCAAAAGTTAATAACACAACAATTAAACTTGCAAATAATCAAAATGATGCTCTTGATAAAACTAATCTTATTGATATTGTTGGTAATGCTGATGGATCTCAAAGATTCCAAAGTTTAAGAAAGAAATTTGTTTTAGGTCAAATAATTATTGAAAATCCTGGCGAGGGATATGAAAATAAAAGAAGATTAGTTCCTACTGCTGGAATTAATACATATTCTGATTTTATTGAATATAAAAATCATGGATTTGAGGATGGAGAACTTATTCGTTATTCACACTCAGGGATAGGTATAACAATAGGTGGTTTAGACACCGATCAGGATTATTATGTTCTAAAAATAAGTGATGATAGATTTAGACTTGCAGCTGCTGGTATTGGATCAACTTTGTCTAATGCAAACTATTTGTCAAAACAATTTGTTGGAATGACATCTGTTGGTTCTGGAGAACATATATTTAACTATCCACCAATTACAGTTAAAGTTAAAGGCACTATTGGAATAAACACAGCTGAGCCAGAAAACTATCATGCAAGAGTCAATCCAATTGTAAGAGGTTCAATTACATCAATTAATGTAGAAAATCCTGGCCTCGGATATGGAAATGACTCTACATTTAACTTTAGTATTCCACCCCAAGCTCGTGTTTCATCTGGTTCATCCTCTGAATATAAAGCGATTGTTGTAAATGGTAAAATACAATCAGTGATTATAACTCGATCTGGTGCAGAATATACTTCTAGTCCTGATTTGACAATTTTGGGTGATGGAGTTGGTGCAAAAATTATTTCTTCAATTAGTAATGGAAGAGTTGATTCAGTCACTGTTGATAATGGTGGTGTTGGATATTCAACTGCGAGTGTTGGTG